GTATCACTGCCTTTTAATGCATCTGGTGTATTTAATAGTACATATACTACTAAAGATCAAATTAAATCAAATTTAATTAACTTATTATTAACAAGTAAGGGTGAACGAGTAATGAATCCTAATTTTGGTTGTGATTTAAAAAAGTTTTTATTTGAAGGAATTACAGATAATAATGTAGATACATTAAGAAATGATATTTTAAGTAGTGTATCATTATATATTCCTGAAATTACTATTACAAATATTACTTTAAGTCCTAATATTGATAACAATTTAGTAGGTTTAACTATTGATTATCGATTAAATATTTCAAACGCCCCTGATCAAGTAACAGTACAATTCACATAATAATGACTAACGAAGATAAAAATATATCATATTTAAATAAAGATTTTACATCATTTAAAGCAGCATTGCAACAATATGCTAAAACCTATTTTCCTGCATCATACAATGATTTTTCTGAAGCAACACCAGGAAATTTATTTATTGAAATGTCTTCTTATGTTGGTGATGTAATGTCATTTTATCTTGATACTCAAGTACAAGAAAATTTCTTGTTATATGCTAAAGAAAAAGAGAATTTATACGCTCAAGCATATGTAATGGGTTATCGTCCTAAAGCATCTTATGCTTCTAATACTACTGTGGACATATATCAACTAGTACCTACTATATCAAGTGGTGGAGTATCAACTCCTGATTATATCAATTATGGTTTAATAATTCCTGAAAATACACCTTTAACATCAGCAACTACAGGTACTAAATTTTTAACAACCCAACAAGTAGATTTTACAGATACAGGTAGTACTGAAATTACTTATTATAATGATAATTATTATTTGTTTAAAAAATCTGTTTCTGCTATATCAGCAGAAATAAAATCAACTAGTATATCATTTGCTCCTAACCAGAAATTTGCAACTGCTAACATTACAGATACTAATTTACTCCAAATATTAAATGTTACTGGTAGTGATGGTAATATATGGTATGAAGTTCCTTATTTAGCTCAATCTACTATTTTTAAAAAAGTTGATAATCCTTCATACAATACTGATCAAACACCATACTTATTACAATTACAAAAATCACCAAGACGTTTTGTATCTCGTATATTATCTGATAGTACCTTGCAATTAGAATTTGGAGCAGGAATTACTACAGACAAAACTGATAGCCAAATAATTCCAACCCCAGGAAATATCCAATCAGGTATAGTACCTGGAATTTCATTATTAAATAATAATTACAATGAAGCTTCTGTATTTTTTACTCAAGAATATGGATTAATCCCTTCAGGATCTTTAACAGTAAAATATTTAGTAGGAGGAGGGATCACATCAAATGTTCCCGCAAATGATTTAACTACAATAGATACTTCAACAGCATACTTTAAAAACTCATCTGGTCCTTTATCAGGATCCGTATTAAGTAGTGTAGTATCATCTAATCCATTCCCATCAACCGGTGGTAGAAATGGAGATACTTTAGATGAAATAAGACAAAATGCTTTATATTCATTTTCAACTCAATTAAGATCTGTAACTAAAGATGATTATATAATAAGAGCTTTATCAATGCCTGCAGATTATGGAACTATAGCTAAAGCATATATCTCTCAAGATTTTAATAGCAACCAACAACAAACAGTAGCTAATACTCAAGCAAATAATCCTTTAGCTTTAGATTTATACGTATTGGCCTACAACTCAGATAAAAATCTAATTTCAGGTTCAGTATCTTTAAAAAATAATTTAGTAACCTATATGAATCAATATAGAATGGTTACTGATGCTATTAATATTAAAGATGCTTTTTACATTAATATTGGAGTTAATTTTGATATTACTGTATTAAGTGGATATTCTAATAAAGATGTATTAACTAACTGTATAGCTTCTTTACAAGACCATTTTAATATAGATAAGTGGCAAATAAACCAACCAATTATACTTTCAGATGTTATATCTAAACTTTTACAAATTAGGGGTGTACAATCTGTGGTTAAGTTAGAAGTTGTTAATAAACAAGGAGGAAATTATTCTCCTTATGGATATGATATTACAGGAGCAACTAAAAAAGGAAATATATATCCTTCACTAGATCCTGCTATATTTGAAATTAGATATCCTAACACAGATATACAAGGTAGAGTAGTAGTAAGTTAAAATTAAAATTAAAAAATATGAATTTAGAAAAATTAAAAGGACATGTTCCTGATAAAGTAATTGAACAAATTCCAGGAGTTATGGAAAAATTTCAAATTAATACTCCACTACGTTTAGCACATTTCTTAGCCCAATGTGGTCATGAATCAGGTGGTTTTCGTTTAACAAAAGAAAATTTAAATTATAGTGCAAAAGGTTTAATGGGTATATTTAAAAAATATTTCCCAACAGAAGCTCTAGCTAAACAATACGAACGCAAACCAGAAAAAATTGCTAATAAAGTGTACGGTGGTAGAATGGGTAATGGCCCTGAAGCATCAGGTGATGGCGCTAAGTATTGTGGTCGTGGATATATCCAATTAACTGGTAAAGATAATTATACTGCATTTGGTAAATCAATTAATGAAAATATTGCAACAAATCCAACAGTAGTAGCAGACAAATATGCTCTATTATCAGCAGCATGGTTCTTTAATAAAAATGGTTTACACAAATTAGCAGATGGTGGTGCAACAGATGCTGTTGTTACACAAATTACAAAGCGTGTTAATGGTGGTACAATTGGTTTAGCTGATCGTATCAAACATTTTAAAGAATATCATGCGTTGCTTGCATAAAATAGTTTGATAGTTACCATATTTATATGTAGTAATTACTAACTATGGCAATTTATAAAATATTTCCTGAAAAGAGTGCTACTCTATATTCATTTTACCCAACACTTAATACAGGGTTAGATGAAATATTAGAAATTAGCACTTTTTACTCAATTGAAGGCACTGATGAAGTATCACGTGCTCTTGTTAAATTTTCTTCTGCTCAGATAAGCGGTACTTTTGCTGATAAAGTAAAGAATAAGGATTCTGATGTATACTTAAAGTTATATTTAGCTAACGCTTCATCTTTACCTTTAGAATATACGTTATTGGCTCACCCAATAGCAATTGATTGGAATAAAGGTACAGGCCGATTAAGTAATTTACCTATAACTAGCAATGGAGCAAGTTGGACTTATAGAGATAATATTGATGGAAACAACTGGTTTAACTCTGGCTCTTTCCCCTCTGGTACTACAGGATCATACAAAAGTGGTAGTAATGTAGGAGGAGGGTTGTGGTATACTAGCTCGGTATATGCCTCATCACAATCCTTTTCATCTGCTACTTCTAAAGATATTGAATTAAAGATAACAAATACTGTAAAAGCTTGGAATAGTGGTTCTATAAGTAATTATGGTTTTATTTTAAAACATTCTTCATCTATAGAATTTACAACAGCTTCTAAATTTGAAACAAAATATTTTTCAGGTAATACGCATACAATTTATCCTCCATGTTTAGAAATTAGATGGAATGATTTTTCATATACTAGTTCTTTAACACAAGTTACATCTAGCACATTTGTAGCTAGTTTAGGTAATAATAAGGGTGAATATCAACAAGATTCAACTCAACGTTTTAGAATAAATGTTAGAGATCAATTTCCATCTAGATCTTTTTCAACTACTTCAAACTATTTAAATAATAAAGCTTTACCTACTTCTTCATATTGGTCAATAAAGGACTTGGATACCGAGGAAATTGTCGTAGATTATGATTACGATTACACTAAAATTAGTTGTGATTCAATTAGTAATTATTTTGATGTTTATATGAATGGTTTAGAACCTGAACGTTATTATAAGTTATTATTTAAAACTGTATTGTCTAGTGGTGAAACAATTATATCTGATGATAATTACTATTTTAAAGTTATAAGATAATGTCACAAATACTAGTACAAAAAACAGTATTTAATAAAGATACTTATGATAGAGTAGTTGATACTCAATTTAGTCAATTAATTAATCCAAATGATTTAAACGAATCACCTGTTTTTACTATTGATGATTTTTTTGAATTATATGATCAATTATTTTTCCAAATCCCAAAAGAGGGAGATTCAAATTCTCATCAATACGTTCTACAACGTGAAGCTGATTATTTAGGTATAAGCATAAGTCAGGATGATGTACAAGCTTTATTAAATGAAATAACATCCTTAAGACAACAAGTATTAGATGCACAACAAACAATAAACGATTTGACTAAAAATAATGGCAGATAATATAAAAATAGTAGGTGAAATTTTAAATACACAAGAAGTATCTCGTTACGATGATGCTGACGTGAAATTGCTTACATCCCAAACAATAAAAGAAAATTTTGGTCAAACAAATGATTATATTGAATACTATATATATGATATAGGTGGAAATTTATTAAATACTAATTATAGTTATAAAAATTTTAAATTACCTGTTGATAGTAATTTAGTTCCTGAAGTTTCTTCTTCATTAGATATAAATAATTCTATTCCTTCTACAAATATTGGAATTGAATCTAATACAGTAACCAGTTCTTATTTTCCTATTATTGAAATAGATCCTGTTAAAGATCTTCAAAATCTAGGATATACATCAGGTGAATTTAAAGTTCAATATAATTTCTTTAATAATAAAATATCAAGTCCATCTGCTGAGTTATTCTTAAAAGAAATATCTTCAGATAGAACTGAATTAAGAGTAGGTTCTACTATTCTTACAAATGAACAAATTGAAAGTGGTTCTATAACTTTAATAAATGAGTATACAGGATCCGCTTATTTCGTTGATTATATTCTTAATTTTGGAAATAATAATCAAGTACTAGCAGTTAATGTTGCTTTAAATAAAGTACCAACAGGATATGAAATATTATTTAAATTATATCAACCATTACCTGATAATATTCAAGAAAAAGATAGTTTATGGGTAGTTAAAGAAAAAATTAATCCTTTTATTTTTGATATTAATTTAGACACTTTAATCGTACCACCACCTTTACCACAATTAAGAGGTCCTAATTTTAATATTAGTATAGTTGATGAAAATGATGTTGGCACTCCATACCAAACCTTTAACAGTTTAATAAATGGTGTCCAAAATGTATCTACATCTTCCTACCAACAACTTTTAAATTTACTTACTTCCCAAAGTATTAATATAAATGTAGATTACAGTAGCTATAATAATTTTGCATTTTTTAGTTCAGCTAAACAAAGAGTTTTAAATTTTTATACTAAGGTAAAACAAATAGAAGGATATAATAATGATATAGCATTATATAATGCATCAACTTCTAGTTTAAAAACACA